AAAATATTAATATTCAAGAAGGAACACCTTCTCTGAGAAGTTCTATTGACGTTGTTGATAATTCATTTAAAGATCAGAGATTAAATTTAGATTCAAATATTAATCAAAGATTTTCTTCTAGACTTAGTGGTGGTTATATAGATCCTCTTGCACAAACATTTGTTGTTGACGATGCTACTGGAATCTATGTCACAAAAGTTGATTTATACTTTAGATCTAAAGATGAAAAACTTCCAATTAATCTTGAACTTAGAGAAGTAAATTTAGGCACTCCAACACAAAAAGTACTACCATTTTCACAGGTAGAAGTTCTTCCTGATGCTATTATTATTTCTGAAAATGCCGATGAAGAAACTTCCTTCATTTTCGAATCTCCAATTTATCTAGAGTCTCAAAAAGAATATGCAGTAGTTGTAACAACAAATTCAGACGAATATGAACTTTGGATTTCTAGACTAGGCGAATCTGATGTTGGAACGGAAGAAGTTGGTCAAACTAAGACATTAGTATCAACACAAAGAGTACTTGGTTCATTATTTAAGTCGCAAAATGCTTCTCAGTGGACACCAAGTCGTTATGAAAGTTTAAAATTTAATATTTTCAGAGCATCATTTACTACTAATCCAGGATTTACTCAATTTTTTAATGCGAATCTTTCAGATGAATATAAAATTATGAGTAAAGATCCTTTGACAATGATTGCCAAAAAATCTAGAATTTCTTTGGCATCTACGATCACTTCTACCGATGTTGATAGTCTTAAAGGAAGGACAGTACAACAAACTGTTGGAGTTACAACAGCAACTGGAATAATTGTTGGTGTTGGTGGAAGTTCATTTGGTCAATTAAACATAATTGATACTGGAATTGGATATACGGGAAGCAATATTACATTTAATAATATCCCACTACAAAGTATTACGGGATCTGGAATTAATGCAACTGCAAATATATCTATGGGATCCACTGCTGGTATTGCCACATCAGTAGTAATAGTAGATGGTGGTTTTGGATATACTATTGGTGATATACTAGAGCCTGTTACTATAGGAACAGGACTGGGATCTGGTATGAAATTAAGTGTTTCTGAGATAAGTGCGAAGAATTTATTGATTGTTGATAATATTCAAAACAACTTTATTGCAGGTTCTGGCAATTCCATCACTTATATTAATTCTTCAGGAATATCTTCTGAATTTGTAGTAGGAACTGCAACTACTATAAATTCAATTAATGAATTGACTGATGGAAGACACATTAAAGTGTATCATAGGAACCATGGTTTGCACTCTTCATCGAATATTGCAAAATTAGAAAATATTAGATCTGACATAGAAACTACTCAGTTGACATCTCAATATCCAAGTATTTCTAATGTTACAGATAAGATTAATATAACTAGTGGAACTGGAGTTAATTTTGAAACTTTTGAGGGCAGACCTGTAGGTCCAGCAAATCCAGGATATATTAGAATTTTGGACGAAATCTTAAGATATACTTCTGTCGATGGTGATACTCTATCAGTAGATCAAAGAGAAGTTGATGGTACTTCGGGATTTACATATAAAACAAGAACATCTGTTGAAAAATATGAATTAAATGGAATTTCACTAAGAAGAATTAATACAACTCATAACTTATCAGAGGTAACAGTTCCCAATCCAATTGGAATTGATTTTTATCACATAAAACTTGATATGGAAACGTTGGATATTGGTGAAGATAGAAGTGATGATTTAAGAATTAATTCTTCTAAATTTGCGGGAGGAAATTTTGCTAAAGCATCTTATAATATCCCATACGAGTTAATGATTCCAAATATTTCACAATTAGTTCCAAATGGAACAAATCTTACTTTTGAAGCACAAACAATTAGTGGGACTAGTATTGGAAGTAGTGAAGTATCTTTTGTAAACAAAGGTATTTCTAAAATTACAAACAATGCAGAAAATTACTTTGAAACACAAAGATTAATTGCTTCTCCTGATAATGAATCAACATATTTGAATGATCTTCCAGCAAATAAATCTTTGAATATTGTAAGTCTTCTTCAGACTAGTGATGAAAGAATTAGTCCAATCATAGATCTATCAAACAATTCCCTGATTCTTTCCAGCAATAGAATTAATAATCCTATCGATAATTATTCAGAAGATCCAAGAATTAATACTATTTTAGAGGATCCAAATTTATTTACCTATATCACAAATAACATCGAATTAACATATTCTGCTACTTCATTGAAAGTTATTTTAAATGCTTACATTCATAATACCTCTGATGTGAGATTACTATATTCTATTAATAATAGTGAAACTTTTATTCCATTTCCAGGATACAGTAACTTTAATATTAATAGTTCTACAAAAAATGAAAGAAATAATGATGGAACTTCTGATACGAAGACCGTTAAGCAAGATGTGTTCTTTGGAGATCCAACTAATGCCGATTTCTTAAAGTATACTTTCAGTGTAAATGATTTATCAGCATTTAATTCATTCAGAATTAAATTAATAGGAACTTCAACAAATCAAGCAATTGTTCCAATCATTAAAGATTTTAGAACAATAGCACTAGCATAACATGGATCTTATACCAGTTGAAGGGTCAAGCAATCTTTACAGAGATTCAAAGACCAATGCAATAGTGAATAATAATGGTGATGAATATGATAAGTACATAAAACAGAGACAGATCAGAAAAAATAAAGAAAACAAAATTGATTCTATTGAGTCTGATTTGTCTCAACTAAAGAATGAAATAAATGAAATAAAGGCACTTTTACAGGCATTAGTATCAAAATAAATATACATAGTAATATAAGGAACTTGGATTACCATAATGGCTCAACCAACTACTAGGCAGGAGTTAATTGACTATTGCAAGAGAAAACTTGGTGCTCCTGTTTTAGAGATAAATGTGGCGGATGAGCAGATTGAGGATTTAGTTGATGATGCTGTTCAGTTTTTTAACGAAAGGCATTTTGATGGGGTATTTCATACATATCTAAAATATCAGATTACACAAGATGATATTGATAGAGGAAGGGCATCCGGATCTTCTGGAGTAGGAATTGCTTCAACTTCAGCAACTTCTAATATTGTTGGAACAGCAACTACTTTTACATATTACGAGAACAGCAATTACCTTCAGGTTCCAAATCATGTCATTGGTGTAAATAAGATTTATAAGTTTGGAGGATCAAATTCAATATCTGCTGGTATGTTTAGTATTAAATATCAGCTATTTTTAAACGATATTTATAATTGGAGTTCTATTGAACTCCTTACATATGCTATGACAAAGACTTATCTTGAAGATATTGATTTTATGCTTACAACAGATAAACAAATTAGATTCAACAAGAGACAAGATAGGTTATATTTGGATATTGATTGGTCAACGGTAAGAGTGGGAGAATATCTTGTGATTGATTGTTACAGAACAATGGATCCTTCAGATTATGGTCAAGTTTGGAATGATTCTTTCCTTAAGAAGTATCTAACATCATTAATCAAAAGACAGTGGGGTCAAAACCTAATTAAGTTCCAAGGTGTTAAATTGCCAGGTGGTGTTGAGTTTAATGGAAGGCAGATTTATGAAGATGCGGAAAAAGAAATCGATATGTTAATGGAACAAATGAGTAATAGTTATGAACTACCACCTCTTGATATGATAGGTTGATTATGTTAAATCCATTTTTTCTGCAAGGTTCAAAATCGGAGCAAAATTTAGTTCAGAGTCTGATTAACGAACAGATAAAGATGTATGGTGTGGAAGTTCATTATCTTCCACGAAAATATTTAACTGAAAGAACTGTAATGAAAGAAGTTGTTCAGTCAAAATTTGACGATGCTTATCCAATTGAAGCATATGTTTCTACATATGATGGATATGGTGGGCAGGGAACTCTACTCTCTAAGTTTGGAATACAAGAAATTGATGATTTAACACTTGTCATATCAAAAGAAAGATTTGAGACATATATAACACCATTATTAGATGGTCAGGATAATATAAAACTTGCATCGAGACCAAAAGAAGGAGATTTAATTTATTTTCCTTTAGGTGATAGAATTTTTGAGATTAAGTATGTTGAGCATGAATCTCCATTCTATCAACTTCAACAGAATTATGTTTATGAGTTGAGATGTGAACTCTTTAGATATGAAGATGAGGTTATTGATACCGATATTGAACAAATTGATGACAATATTATTGGGCAAGGATATATCAAAACCTTTACTGTTGTGGGATCGGGATCTTCAGCATTTGCTATCACTGATATTGTTGATGGGGGTGTAAACTCAATTACACTTACAAATAGAGGATTTAACTATACTACAGCACCCAATGTTGCAATATCAAGTTCTCCAGTTTCTGGAGGAACTGCTATTGGAATTGCATCTATGATTACAGGAATTAAAGATCTTTGTGATCCCGATGGAACTGGATATCGTATTCAAAGTGTTCAGTTAGTTAATGCTGGATTTGGATATACAGTAGCACCAAAAGTCGTATTTATTGGTGATGGACAGGATGCTGCAGCAACGGCAACCATAGGTGATGGCGTTGTTGGTGTAATCACAGTTACAGATGGTGGTTCTGGTTATATTAATCCAACTATTAATTTTGTTGGTGATGCAGATATTACAGCAACTGCTGTTGCTAATGTCACTGCTGGTATTATCACTTCAATCTATATTACAAATGCTGGTGCGGGATATAGTGAAGCACCAACAATTCAGATTAGTGCTCCATATGGAGATGGAACAGGATCATTTAAGTTTAATGAGATTGTAGTTGGATCATCATCTAGTACAACAGGAAGAGTGAATACTTGGGATGCAACAACTAATAAACTAGAATTATCTAATATTGATGGAGATTTCTTAAATGGTGAGATCGTTGTTGGACAAGAATCACAAGCACAATATCAGATTTTAACTACTGAAGTATTTGATATTGTTGATCCTTATGCACAAAATGATTACATAGAATCTGAAGGTGATAATATTATTAACTTCACTGAAGTAAACCCATTCGGCAACCCATAACATAAATAAATATAAAACATCATGTTTGAGTATTTTTATCACGAGATATTAAGGAAAATTGTAGTTTCCTTTGGAAGCCTTTTTAATGAGATTGAAATCAGAAAAAAAGATGATTCTGGAGATACATTCTCTGTAATAAAAGTCCCTCTTGCTTATGGACCCACTCAAAAGTTTTTAGCAAGACTGGAGCAATCTCCTGATTTAAATAAACCCGTCCAAATGACGTTGCCAAGAATGTCATTTGAAATGAATGGTATTAATTATGACCCAAGAAGAAAGGCATCAAATACTCAACAATTTATAATTGGATCAGGAACAGATGCTTCCAAAGCATACCTCCCAGTTCCTTATGATATTAATTTTGAGTTGTCAATAATGACAAAACTGAATGAGGATATGCTTCAGATTGTTGAGCAGATACTTCCATATTTCCAACCATCTTATAATCTGTCAGTAAAGTTGGTTGATTCTATAAAAGAAACAAGAGATATTCCAATTGTATTAAATAATATAAACATGGAGGATAGTTATGAAGGAGACTATTCTTCAAGAAGAGCATTAATATATACTCTACAATTTACAGCAAAGACATATCTGTTTGGTCCTATCGATACCAACGCATCCAAGGATATTATCAAGAAAGTTTCTGTTGGATATATTGCTGGTGATGTTGTTAAAGGTCCATCAAGAGATGTTACTTATAGAGTTCTCCCTAAAGCAACAAAAGATTACGATGGTGACACAGCAGCAACACTTGCATCCGACATCGAATTATCTACAACTATAATTAGTGTTGATGATGCCTCTTCTATCACAGAAAAAACATACATTGATATAAACAATGAAACTATGTATGTCAAATCGATTAACGGTAACGATTTGACTGTTGCTAGAGGTCAATATTCAACTACTATATCAGAACATGTTTCTGGTTCTAAGGTAAGCAATATTACAACAACTGATGATGCACTTATAGAAGTTGGTGATGATTTTGGATTCAGTGGAGACTTTATTTGATAGAAATATGGGAAAGTATGATGGGTTGGATGAAACCTTTAATTTAGAAGGTTCAGAGGTTGAGATTGTTAAGGACAATGTGGAGACTCCTGTAGATGAGGTTAAAAAACCAGAAATATCTAAGGATGATATAGAAAAAGATTATGAGTATGCTAGAGGAAATTATTATTCTATAATTGAAAAGGGACAAGAAGCACTTAATGGTATTCTTGAGTTAGCACAAGAAACTGAACAAGCAAGAGCATATGAAGTTGCTGGTCAATTAATTAAAAGTGTTTCTGATGCTGCTGATAAGTTATTAGAACTTCAAAAGACAAAGAAAGACATTCAGAAAGAGGACGAGAAAAAAGGACCCACAAATGTCACGAATGCCTTATTTGTTGGTTCTACTGCTGAACTATCCAAGTTACTAAAGAAAACAAAGGACGATGATTCATAAATAAATATACACTTAAAAGTATCTCATGGATCTTGAAGAAGCAAATAAAAGTGGCGATTCTTCTTTGCGTGACTGGTTTAGTAAAAGTAAGTCAAGTGATGGAAAACCTGGTTGGGTCCAACTAGGTGGAAAGTATGCAGGAAAACCCTGTGCAAAACAGCCTGGACAAACTACTAAACCTAAGTGTGGTTCTAGCAAGATGAAACGCAATCTTGATAAAGATGAAGAGGAAGCAGCATTTCGTCGCAAGAACCGTAAAGATCCAAATCCAGATAGAAAAGGGAAGGCAATTAACGTGAACACAGAAGAAACAGTAGTAGAAAAAGCAGGTGAAAAGGATGCTTGCTATCATAAGGTAAAGTCACGATATAAGGTTTGGCCAAGTGCTTATGCTTCTGGAGCACTGGTAAAGTGCCGCAAGAAAGGTGCTGATAACTGGGGTAATAGCACTAAGAAAGAAGATTTTTCTGATTGGAGAGGTGAACTTTTTGGTGAAGACTGCTGGGATGGTTACGAGAAGAAAGGTATGAAGACTATGTTTGGTAAGAGATACCCAAACTGTGTCAAAAAGAAGAAGACCAAGAAAGAATCTGTAGAGATTGAAGATATTAGTGGCAATAAGTTTGCTGAGGTTGTTGATGTAATCTCAAATGAAGATCTGGGAGAAGCAGTAAGAATTCCAGCAAAGACTGGTAATCTTTTAGCAGTATTCTTAAGTTGGAGAGGTAAACTTTACATGCTTAAGATGTTCTTTCCACAGGTGAAGATGCCAACAAGATCAGAGATCCAGGATGAGATTGAGAAGGTATATCCAGGTGCTATAATCAGATCCTTTAGTGTTTCTCAATACAAACCAGGAGAGCAACTTCTACAAGTAGCAGAGGGTGCTGCCTGGACTAAGAAAGCAGGAAAGTCTGAGTCTGGTGGTCTTAATGAAAAAGGACGTAAGTCTTATGAAAGAGAGAACCCTGGATCCGATCTTAAGGCACCTTCTAAGAAGGTTGGTAATAAGAGAAGAGCATCATTCTGTGCAAGAATGAAAGGAATGAAGAAGAAACTAACTTCTTCCAAAACTGCTAACGATCCCGATAGCAGAATCAATAAGTCCCTTAGAGCTTGGAACTGCTGATATGAAAAGATTTAAAGAGTTTTTATCAGAGTCTGTTAATATCTCTGGTGATTTTAACGGAAACCTATACATGAACTCCCAACCTGAAGAACAACAGCAGGTTGGGGAAAGTTATATTGCTGATGTCACTTGGCAGGGCAGCATATATAGACTAGAGATGGTAACCAAGACTGGATTACCAACAAAGCAAGAACTTGGGGAGCAACTCCAAAAAGATTATCCTGGAGCAATGGTTCAAAACATTTATCCAGTTGAAGAGAAGAATTTTAACATCAAAAACGCAAGGAGATATCATCCTTCAAAGCTAGAATGGGTTGACTGATTTATGGCAAAAGATTTTTTATGGGGTGAAGAATTCAAACTTGATGTTGCTCGTGGTAAAGCAAGGGGAGCATCAGTAGTTAATATCTTTGGAAATAATAATTCTCAAACATCAGAGTTTAGAGCAGTTTGGGAAAACTCTAATAGTGTAGATTATGTTTTTCCACCTTCTCCTCTGCAGATGGATGTGAATAGCAATGCTGCAGATGCTGGTGTTACTATTAAAATTATTGGGCTGACTACTGATTATGTAGAAGCAGAAGAAGTTGTAGCACTTAATGCAACTGGAATTTCAACAACATCGACACCATTTCTTCGCATTAATACAGTAGTAACAATTGCAGGAAATGCAGCAAATGATATTACGGTAGGTCAAGGATCTACAACATACGCTCAGATTACTGCTGGTAGAGGTAGAAATCAAGCAGCAATTTATACTGTTCCGGATGGATGCGAATTCTATCTTTATAGAATTGATGCATTTACTGCAGACCAACAATCACAAAAACCAGGTAAGTTTAGAAACTTTGTAAAGCTTTCTAATGGAGTTGATTTGAGAGTTGCTGAAGTAGAATTTTTCAACCAAATGAATATTCAAAGAAGACTTCCTTTTAGATATTCATCAAGGACTGATATTGCTTTCCAAATGGCAACATTCACTGGAACTCACCCATGCTCAGTATTTGGTGAAGGTATTTTAGTTAAAGAACTTATGTGAGTAAATTATGAGTAATGACGTATATCTAGGTAATCCACTTCTCAAGAAGGCAAACACAAAACAAGAATTTACACAAGAACAAGTAGCAGAGTTTATTAAGTGTGCTGAAGACCCGATTTACTTTGCTAGAAATTATGTTCAGATTGTGACTCTGGATAAGGGATTACAACCATTTAAGATGTATCCCTTCCAGGAGAAGTTGGTTAATAATTTTCATAATCACAGATTTAATATCTGTAAGATGCCTCGACAGACTGGTAAGTCTACAACGTGTATATCATATCTTCTACATTATCTTATTTTTAATGATAGTGTAAATATTGGTATTCTAGCAAACAAAGCAGCAACTGCTAGAGAACTTCTGGGTAGATTAGCAACCGCATATGAGAATTTACCACGATGGATGCAGCAGGGTATTATTGCCTGGAACAAAGGTAATATTGAACTTGAGAATGGTTCTAAGATCTTAGCAGCATCAACATCAGCATCTGCTGTTCGAGGAATGTCATTCAACATTCTATTCTTGGACGAATTTGCGTTCGTTCCAAATCATATTGCTGACTCATTCTTCGCATCAGTTTATCCTACGATTACTTCTGGTAAGTCAACGAAAGTAATTATCGTTTCCACTCCACACGGTATGAATCATTTCTACCGAATGTGGCATGATGCTGAAAAGAAAAAGAATGAATATGTTCCAACTGATGTTCATTGGTCTGAAGTTCCTGGAAGAGATTCTGCGTGGAAAGAACAAACCATTGCCAATACATCAGAACAGCAGTTTAAGGTTGAGTTTGAGTGTGAGTTTTTAGGATCTGTTGATACTCTTATTAATCCAAGTAAATTGAGAACTTTGGTGTATGATTCACCAATTCAAAGAAATGCTGGATTGGATGTCTATGAACCTCCGAAAGATAAACATGATTATGTAATGACGGTTGACGTTGCCCGAGGTGTTGGTGAAGACTATTCAGCATTTATTGTTGTGGATATAACAGAGTTCCCACATAGAATTGTGGCAAAGTATAGGAATAATGACATAAAACCTATGTTATTCCCCAATATCATCTATGAGGTAGCAAAGAATTATAATAGTTCATTTATTCTATGTGAAGTAAATGATATTGGAGATCAGGTTGCAAGCATTCTTCAATATGACCTTGAGTATCAAAACCTTCTTATGTGTTCTATGAGGGGTAGAGCAGGTCAGATTGTTGGTCAGGGATTTTCTGGTAAGAAGACACAACTTGGTGTGAAGATGTCCAAGACTGTAAAGAAAGTTGGTTCACTCAACCTAAAAACTTTAATTGAGGAAGATAAACTTATCTTCAATGACTATGAGATTATTTCAGAACTAACAACATTCATCTCAAAGCATGGATCATTTGAGGCAGAAGAGGGATGTAATGATGACCTAGCAATGTGTCTGGTTATCTATGCTTGGCTAGTTCAGATGGATTACTTTAAAGAACTAACAGACCAAGATGTAAGAAAGAGATTGTATGAAGATCAAAGAGATCAGATAGAACAAGATATGGCTCCGTTTGGATTTATGGATGATGGTCTTAATGATCAAGGATCATTTGTAGATAGTTCTGGTGATAGATGGTACACAGATGAGTATGGTGATATGTCTCATATGTGGGATTATCTCTCATGACATTTGAAGAAAGTTTTAAATTAGAACATCTATACCTAGCAGAAAGAAAATGTAGAGCATGTGGTATAACTAAAAATCTTATAGAAGGGTTTTATAAAATAAGAAAGAATAGTTACAATCTTTCATCATATGCTTATGAATGTAAACAATGTGCTATAAAAAGAGTTACCAAGAATCGAGAAGAAAGAAGGAATAAATCAGATATACCATATGATTCAGTGCCTAGAATTAAAGACGTTTACCCTGATTGGTAGTGTTCGTGCAGTGTTTTATCAACTTAAAGCATTCTATTTTATAAATATTTTCAGGTAAATGAATCTTTTAAGGAGAAAAAATGGCAACTCCTCAGTTATCCCCAGGATTGCGTATAAGGGAAGTAGACTTAACTGTTGGTAGAGCAGAAAACGTCTCAGATAGTATTGGCGCTATTGCAGGTCCTTTTACACAAGGACCTGTAGAAGAGGCTATCGATATTTCTACGCAGCAGGATCTAATAAGAGTTTTTGGAAAACCTCAGACAAAAGATGATCAATATGAGTACTGGATGTCAGCATCCAGCTATCTTTCTTATGGAGGAACATTAAAGGTTGTAAGAACAGGTGACGATCAGTTAGTAAATTCGGTTTCCCTCAGTACTGGTATTACTACTACAGTAAGTATCAAAAATTTTGACGATTATGAAACCACTTATGCAGATGCAGGGCAAGCTACAAATTTTTATTTTGCTTCAAAAAACCCAGGAACTTGGGCGAATGATTTAAAAGTTTGTGTTATTGATAACCAAGCAGACCAGA